AAAGGAGTCAAATTATGAAAGCTTTATACTGGACAACGAACGGAATTGATATGTGGCGGGTGGCGGAGCGGAGGGTATTCGAATTCAAGAACCTGGACACCGGCAAAGTGGTAAGGTGCGGGGGCGCTGCCGGCGTTATTGACGCGAAGTTCGTCCCGGTGACAATGCCGGATATCAGGCGGCGGCCTGCCGGGCCGGAAACGAAGGCAAAAACAGAGGGCGCCGAAAAAAATACGGCCGGGACGGGCAAGGCATCGCGGAAAAAATCGAACTACAAAGGCGTCAGGTGCGAAGGCCGTAAATATAGCGGGCAATATTGGGACAAAAAAGAACATAAGCTCAAATATTTAGGCATGTTCGAGGATGAGCTGCTGGCGGCCGCCGCCGTCCAGGAGGCCGCCGGCAATAAGAAAGAGGCCATGCGGCTGCGGGAAGAATACGCCGAAGGTGACGGCCTGCCGCATGCAGGGAAGAGCGGACAGAACGAAGATCCGGGAAGCTTCCCATCGGAGCAGTGAGAAGTGAAAAATTTATTTAATAAAAACAACACCGCTTCAGCGGGAGCCATTGAAGAAAGAGTGAGTGACATGGATTCCGACGTTCAAAAAATATTAGACTGCTGTGAGCAGATGAAAGAGTGCTTCATCCGCCTCGAGGGGCGCGGGGTGAAGAGCTTCGCCGAGAAGGGCCTGCCAGAAGAGGCCGCCGCCAAAAGGTATAACGCGGTCGGCTCGGCGGCCAATACGCTCAGGTGGTTCCGGGCCGTGGAGATGAGCCTGCTCCGGGCGGCATTCGACCCCGGGTATGCGGCGGAGCTGGAGAAAATGAACAGAATGGTGAAAAAATGATTGGTATTACGATGAAGACGTGCGGTAAATGCGGCCTGACGAAAGAGAGAAAATCCTTCTCGCAGAGGAGCGGGGTCTGCGGGGTCTGCATGGCCAATAAGTACGTTACGTGCTCGGACCCGGGATGCCGGAGGAAGGGGCAGGAGGAGGGCTTCGGGATATATATCGGCCCGCCGATAGACAAATATTTCTGCCGCCAGCTATGCTGCGACAGGGCCTTCGGGCTCGTGCGGGACCGTGCGGGTTTCGTTAAGATTTACAAGTGAGCTAAAGTGACTAAAGTTGATTAGTTAATTAATAAATTAGATTTTTGAAAAGGAGAATTACTATGAAAAAGAGATTGATTTCGATGGGCGTGGTTATGATTGTTATTTTCGGCGTGTGCGCAGCGTTCGCTTATATTCCGGCGAGGCCGCCGGAGCCGCCGGTCCCGTTCGCTTACGACCCGAACAGGGTGAATTACGAGATTATCGAGGCCATCCGTCACTATCCGGGCGGCGGGGAGTTTCATTTCGCAAGGAAGATCACCGAGCCTGACGGGCAGGAGCCCGTGATTACATTCAGCGATCCCGGGATATGGGTATCGGCGCCGGTGGTTTCAATCGATCCCGATGACCCTAACGGGGTATCGAGGATATACGAATACGTCTGCGGATTCCCCGTGGCCCGCCCGCCGGGCCTTTATTACGTGGACATAGTGGCGAGTGACAACGACCCTAACGAGCCGATGGAAGACCGCAGGACCATGATAATTATGCTGTGGCCCAAGAACCGCCCCCCTGTGATAAAGTGACTAAAGTGTAAAGTGAGCTAAAGTGACTAAAGTATCAAAACAGTCTGCGAAGCAATCCAAAAAGAAAACTGCGAGCAAAGCGAAGCAGGTTAACCGCAAGGCGAAGCCGAAGCGGGCCAGAAAACGCCTACCGTTTTCTGAAGCTTTAGCCCGCCGGCTCGGCTTCGAGCACGATGACCTTACCGCCGCCGACATCGCCTTGCACGCCGAGCGGCCTTTATTACGCAAGACGCTTGCGGAATACTGCCTGAAATATCCGCCTGTCAGGGCGGGATGGGGCCGCGGCCAGTTTTTGAGGAACCTGAAGGGCCTGGCCGGCGTGGTCGAGACGGTGTCCGAGGCGGCGAGGAAGCTGGGTTTCGACAGCGGCCTGGTGCTCAGGGACATTATCGACTCGGACCCCGAGGCGGCGGATATATGGAACCAGACCCGGCTCGATACCCGGATCAAGGCCCGGGCGGCCCTGGTAAAGGCGGCCGAGGACGGCAACCAGGCGGCCATACGCGTGGTCGAGGGCTATCTTCACGAGGACAGCCGGGCCGCGGGCCCGCGGACGGACCTTACGAAGCTGATGCAGACCGAGATGGCCGAGCTCTTCGGCGTGACCCGGCAGACGGTGACAGAGTGGACGAACAGTCATCACGCGCCGCGCAACAGCGACCGCTCTTACGATCTGAAGGACATGATAACCTGGTACCGGCAGTTCGTTAAGACGCTGGCGTCGCCGAAGTCGGCCCCCGCCGATACGCTGAGGGACCTTAAGGCCGAGTCGATGAAGATCAGTCTCGCAGAGCGAAAGAGCGAGCTGCTCGAGCGGGACATAGTGATATGCGGCATTATAGCCCGGTGGCAGAATATAGTGGCCTCGTTCAAGTACAAGAACAGGGAATTAGCTGCGATGGTGCACGGCCAGACTATCGATAATATCGAGGACATCCTGGGCCGGGCGTTCGAGGACCTGCAGGGCGAATGGCTCGAAGTGCCGGAGTTCCTGCAGCTCGGGACCGGGGCGAAAGAAAAGATGAGCGGGCTTTTGAAAATGATAAAAGAAAATGGCGATGACAACGGCGACAGAAAATAATCAATCATCAATCGACAATCAACAATCCTTCAGGTGCCTGCCTATCCAGCCGGAGGAGATAGAGATACTCCGGCCCCGGGCCAGGCCGCCTTTTCGCAACTGGATGGAGTCGAGCTATATCCTTTCCGGCGGAACCAGCGCCATCGAGGGCCCCTGGGCCAGTGAGTACACGCCCTATTTCGTTCCGGTGGCCCAGTGGCTCAGCGATACTACTACGCGGGAGGTGTGGGTATATGCGTGCAGCCAGAGCGGCAAGACGACTATGGGGACGGGCTTCGTCGGCTATATAACCGACGTATCGCCCGGCCCGACGCTTCTTATAATGCCCGGAAAGGACGATGTGAAGAACAGGGTGGAGGCGAGGATCAGGCCTATGTTCGCCGCCAACGAGGACCTGCTGCGCCACGTAGGCGGAAGGGTGAGGAACATCTTCATAGGCAAGCAGACCGTGATGGACCATATGATCCTCTACATCGGCTGGCCGACTACGCCGCAGGCCCTGGCCGATAAGCCTGTCTGCTATATAATCGCAGACGAGACGGGCAAGTACCCGCCCTTCGTAGGCGCCGAGGCCGATCCCATCAGCCTGATGCGCAAGCGCCAGAGGTGGTTCAAGGGCCGGAGCAAGCTCCTGGGCATGACGACGCCGGTGACAGAGGACGATCTTTCCGATGGGCAGTGGAAAAGGGGCAATTGCTGCGAATGGTGGGTGCCGTGCCCGGAGTGCTCGAAGTGGCATCAATTGGCGTGGGAGAACGTTAAGATCGACAGGTTCGAAAAGATGGGGAAAAAGACATTCTACTCAGAGAGCGTGTATAAAAAGGGCAGGCACGCCCGGTACGTATGCCCCGAATGCTCGAAGCCCTGGACGGAGGACCAGAGGTGGAAGGCGGTATGCGGCGGGAGAGAGCTGCCTGCCGGATGCGCGATTGACGGCGGCGGGCGGCTGACCGGCGAATACCGGCCGGTAAGCTACAGGAGCATTCGCATACACGCGCTGATGCTTCACCCTATGGTCGAGACGGTGACTTCGCTGGTCTGCGAGTTCGCGGCGGCCCAGGCGGCGAAGGCCAAGGGCAATATCCAGCCCCTGAAGGACTTCTGGAACTCGCAATTGGCCCGGCCATGGCGGGAGAAAAAATCAGAGACCGAGATAGACGTTATATCCGGCCACGTAGGCTCGTATCCGAGGGGCGTTGTCCCGCCCGGCGTGCAGATGCTTACCGCGGGCATCGACGTGCAGCTCGACCATGTTTTTTTTCGGGTATTAGGCTGGGGTTACTTAGCGGAGTTCTGGAGCATATTCGAGCAGCGGATAGAGACCGGGCCTACGGACAGGGTCGAGAACCTCGAGAAGATAATGCCGTACCTCGTGATGACCTTTCCGATGATGGCCGACGATAAGCTGATGATGAGAATATCGGTTTCGGCGATCGACAGGCAGTATAATACCGAGGCCGTGGACGCGTTCTGCATAAGGGCCATGGGCGCGGCGGCCGTAATACCGGTGGCCGGCGACGACGGCCTTTCGAAACAGATGTGGCGGACCGGCCAGGCGGCGGGCGGGCGGCTCAAGAGGTTCGACCTTAACGTTACCGCATACAAGGACAGCCTGTACCGCGGCTATTTCGAGTCGGTACAGGCCGGTTCGGGCTACGGCCACCTTCACGCCGAGACGCCCTATATAGTCCTCGAGCACCTGACGAGCGAGCACAAAGTGATCGAGAGAAAAGGCGACCGGATAACGTGGATCGGATGGGTCGTCAAAAAAGAGGGGACCCCCAATCATTACTGGGACTGTGACGTCTATGCCAGGGCGGCGGCGGAAATTGCGGGCATGTGGAGCCTGGCAAGCGATGAGCCGGTAAAAAAACAAAAGAAGAAACAGTCCGGGTACCCGGGCGGGTCCGGCGGGTCCGGCTACTGGGACGGGATTCCGTCTCTGCACTAAGGACTCAAGACTCAGAACTAAAAACTAATCATGGACGATTACTGGGACAATACGCCTGATCTTGGCCTGTATGGCCGGCGGAAAAAGAAACGGGCCGCGGACGATGTTGTAATATATACGAAGATCCGCTGCCCGAAGTGCGGCAGCGAAAAGTGCCCGGTTTACGACAGCAGTCATCTGCCTATCCGATATCATAAATGCGAGTGCGGAAATACGTTCAAGAGCGTGGAGAAAGTTCAGTCGTAATACGAATTAAAAAACAGAACAAAAATCAAAAATCCGCGTGGAGACTGACTGAGAATAGAAATTACTAAATTACGTATTTTTTATGAAACCTCATTTTTAGGCCGCTAAGAGCGATTTTGCCTAAAATAAATTTTCACCTTGTTACCAATTATTGGTAATCACCCCCTTTTAATTTTCACGCCGATTGCCGAAGATTACTTTAATGAGCAGTGCATTAAAGATAATCGAAGAGATAAAGCAAGATGCCGGCGACTTGCAAAAGAAGCTGCTTTCGGTACCCAATACGACCGACAGCGGCTATACGAAGCCGCAGACCGAGGCCCTTATTGATGCCCAGGAGCTGCTTGCGATATGGCGCCGGACACTTTTAAGCAATCTTAAAAAAGTCTTCGAGGAGGGCGGCTAATATGGCGACGTTGGCTGAACAATTAGATTCGGTACAGGCGGCGATATTGAATATCGAGAGCAAGGGCCAGTCGATAACCGACGGCGACCAGAACAGGACGAACGCGCTGCTGGCGACGCTGTACGCGAGGGAGCAGCGGCTTTTGAACAAGATAGACCGGGCGAGCCGGGGAAGGACAACGATGGCGGAGTTCTAAGATCGAATATTGACTAATGAAAAGGGAACCGAATAATTTGTTAAGGAGGGCATCTGAGCGGTTTGACGATATCGTCGGCGTGTTCAGCCCGCGGGCGGCGTACGCCAGGAAAAGGTTCCGGTTCGGCTACGACGTGCTCGACAATTCCCGCCTTAGAAAAAAGCGGACGGGCCTTTCGGGTACCGGCGATCAGCAGCTCACCGAGATCGGCCTGGCTAAACTCAGGGACATCTGCCGGGACCTCGGCCAGAACAACCCCCTCGTTAAGGGGCTTCTGCGGATAGAGGCCACCGGCGCCGTCGGCACGGACACCAAGATACAGGCGAGGACGGCCGATGAAGGCTGGAACGAGGCGGCCGAGCAGCTCTTCAAAGAGCGGTGCGAGATGCGGCCCTTCGACGTCACCGGCAGGTATGCCTTTCACAAATTTCTCAAAAACTCTTTTTACAGCTACCGGCGGGACGGCGACATGTTCGTACTGTTCACGCCGGACGGACCGCAGGCGATAGAGGGCGAGCAGGTGGGCACGCCTTACGGCGCCGCATCGAAGCCGGTCAATTACGATATTACCAACGGGGTGGCCGTTTCCAAAAAGACACAAAGGGTGATCGGCTATTACATAGGCAGCCCGAACAAGTGGGGCTATATAAAACCCGGCTCTTATAAAAAATACCAGTCCGCGGACGTTCAGCACGTATTAAGCAGCGAGCGGTTCAGCGCCTCGAGGGGCGAGCCGGTCCTTACCAGCAGCGTTAAATATATAGATGAGCTCTGCGATTATATAGATGCCGAATTAGTGGCCGCCAAGGTCAACGCGTGCTTTCCGATGATGATCATAACGAAGGACGCGAGCGGCATGCCCCTGCCCTATACGGGGGGGATAAGCTCATCCGGGAAAGATGCGGACGACCGCCCGCTGCAGAAGATAGACCCGGGCCAGATGTGGTTCGGGGAGAGCGGGGAAAGCGCCTCGGCCATAGGCGCGACCAGGCCTGCTTCGGCGTTCGATCCGTTCGTTCTGCGGATGCTCTCTATCATAGGGCGGCCGATGTGCATACCGCTGATGCTGATTACGGGTGACTTCTCGGGCGCTACGTTCATGAACGCCCGGATAGCATACCAGGAGGCAAGGGACAACTGGAAGGACGAGCAGAACCTGGTAGTGCGGCCGCTGGCCGCCAGGATATGGCTTCATCAGGTACGC